GGCGCAGATACGTTTCTTTGGTGTCTTCGAGCAGTTGATGTTGTGCATCTTCATCTGTCCTGCTGATCGAGAACAGTAAGATGTACGACGCTTACCGCCAGACGGTTGTGGTGCCTTGAGTTTGGAGCCGCACGCTTTGTTATATTTCGCCCTACCCTTGGCCGTAAGACCTGCGCCCTGTGATGCGGGTTTCTTTTCGCCCCGCCCGACAGACAGACTTACGTTGCAACGCTTTTTTTTCTTTGCGGCCATGGGTTGCTCCTACTTCTTGGTTAATCCCTCATGCCGCAAGTATGCCAAATAAAAGCGGAGGAAGTCGTCCAGTCTGAGCAAGACGAGGCTGTCCCCAGTTTTCATTCTTGATTTGCGATTGATGACGACAGGACAGCTTTCTGATTTGGTCTTGTCGATATTAGTTTCTGCTTGTCGCAGTGCCTCGTGGAAGTTCAGACGCTCCACTCTCTTGGCTTCGATGAATAGTTCGGGAGTACCGAGTATGTCTGCGCCGCCAGCCATTCCGACTTTGCCGCCGCCAGACAGAGGTGCGCGAAACGATTGCAGACCAGTCGCTTCATTGATGTACGCCGCTAGTTCACGTTCGTACTTGTCACCTTTTTGTTTGCTTCCACGCCCACCACTCAATCTTCATATCCCATATCTTTGCGACATGGTTTGCAGAAGAACCAATTCTTGGGCCGCTTGTGTGTGTCCCCGCATGACATGCACGGACGTGTCCATTGTTTTTCCTCAAAGTCACGTCGGACTTGATACTTCGCTCCATCAAATTCTTGAAGACCTTCTCGGACGAGAATACGCTTCAGTGTGTCGACGCAACATCCTATACGACGTGCCATCTCTGAGTATGGTTCTGTGTTGTGGTTCTCTCGGAGCCAAGTCAAGTCCGCGTCTGACACGCGAACATTTCTCGGCATTTGAAATCTCCAAATATATTTTTACCTGCGTCTAAAATGTAATACGCGTCAAGAAATTATGCAACATCTTTAATAACTTTAGGTGTTTGTGTGACACCTGTTGACTTATGCAGTCGAGATTGATAAAACTCTAGGCGTTGAGTTTGCGACGCCCCCGGTTTCCGGGGTCGTCGGGAATAAAACGAAACGACTGGAAACGCCAACGGCGTTGGGTGGAGAGTTTTATCACTTTCCAACAATCACCAAGCAAATCAATGACTTAGACTATGACAGACGACAAGGATCGTGAAGAAAAAATACGCCGCAACCGTGAGAAATACCCAGAGATTGCGGCGTTCGTAGATGAAGTCAGGAAATATTTTCCCGAAGCGAAGGTCACTTCTATTCGGAAGTTGACACCTCAAGAGCAGGAGCAGAGGCGTCAAGCTCTAACCAGTCGCGAACAAGGCGTAAGGGTCTTGCCAACTTCTGAGCGATAACGTCTGGATCGTGACCATCTAATGCCATGTCTTTCGCACGTTGCTTGGTTGATCTGCTCGACACAACAATCTTCTCGTCTGTGATGTTGTGCGCCGCGTATCCAACCCACTGCACACGATCATGTAGGTCAGTCCATTCTCGGACTTTGCCGTACCGTATCTCCATCACCATGTATAAACGATAGTCAGACGGTAGCTTTGCTTGTAGCTGTGGCCAGATTGGGTGGTCATAGTTGCCATCGTACAGACCTGCGTTCTGTTTGGCTGTGTCCTCGTCATCAAAGACCTGCGCCACTCTGATCTGTGTCTCCAGCACAGTAAGCTGGTTTGTTGAACCCGCCTCTCGGCCAATGCCACTTTCAGATGGCTTGTTGCTGTGGTGGATCATGATCACAGACAGGCCAGAGTTGCGAAGTTTGACTGCCAGCTTGTTGATTTTTGCCCACTCGTCTGCGGAGTTTTCAGCCAGACCGGGATACGCAGACCGAATGGTGTCGATCACAACCACGTCTGGCTCTGCAAACTCAATCCAACCTTGCAGTTCCATCAGCCCCTCACGTTGGTGGAGGTCGATTTCTTTCTTGTCTACGAAGGGTGTCCAGATGTTGAGGCGGTCTTGTGTGTCGCCATGTATCTGCCGCATTTCGATTAGGCGTCTGGCGATTGTCGACATGCCCATCTCGAAGTCGAGATACAAAACTCGTGCAGGTCTGCCGATTTCAAATGGCCCGAAATACTTTCGCCCTGCACATAGTGCGGACATTGCATGCTGAACGAAAAGTGATTTGCCATGGCCAGAATAACCGAAGACCTGCACGATTGTATTAGCAGGAAGCCACGGCTCTATCAAATAGGTTTTTGCGTCACTCTCAGATAATAACTGCTCGGCATCAGCCATTTGGATGAGGCGTCTATCCCTCTTTTCCTCTTGCTGTTTCTCATGCACATAAGGCTTGTAAATATAGTCGCCATTATCATTGAAACGATCAGGATGGTTGCGTCGTTCGGACTGCTCCATTGACTGAACCGTCGCCTCGAACTCGCGCTCGTCCAGTTGTTCTGCGAAGAACTCATTCATGAAGGCGTGTCCGCGCAGACGCAGGTCTGGGCCAAAGTAACCTTCCAATATGCTCTCGCTGATGTGACGCATCACTCGTTCGTTGCGGCCATTGCCCATGCCAGACGGTATCTTCAGAGTGTTGGGGAAGTTGTCACGCACATACTTTGCTGTGCGATCCCACTCACTGACAAACTCATCAGGCTGTAAAGGCTCAACAGACGACAGGTCAAGCTCATCAAAATGAAAGTCCCCGTCTGGTCTTCTCTCTTGCAGACAAGGCTTCCAGTCTTCCCACATTGGGAACTCATCCCAGTCTATGTACTGAGGATAATCCCAAATGTAGTTGTTTGATGGGGGAAGTAGCGCATAGCTACCGTCCCCACGGAAGTCGAGACCGTTGATCTTTGGCCAATCTGCTCCCCGACTGTTTATCCCTGCTCTCGGCCCACGCCGCACGCCATCACGCGGATGTTCAAAGTATAGGTGAACACCGCGCTTTGTTTTTACGCGGATGGGTGAACGCATTCCCGCATCGAACGCGGCATGCAATGCGTCTTCGTTGTCGCAATCGACAACCACTACGCCACTGATTGCACCAGTGACGATTGCTATGTCGTGGTCTGGCCACTTCGTCCACCATTCTTCCACCTCTTCCTCGGTGGGGTGTCTGTCTTGGTAATCACGCCATTTAATAGCGGGTCTCTTCCCTTCTGGCTTGATTGGAATGATGCTCCAACCACGATCCAGATATTCAAGAGCCGCATCCAATTTGGTCTTGGACATCTTCATCCTCTTCAAAGTATAGGTCTAAGTCTAGTTCTGGGTTCTCGGACTTGATTTTCTCCAAGACGACGCTCGACACATACTGTCTTGTGACCCACCCATAAGGCGCAGTGCGAACCACGCCCACGAGTTTAGCCACAGAAGATGCGCCGCCCAAATCATCTATAAGACGTTGGATGTTGAGCTTCGCTTGCATTCGATCTTTCCTTTTTTTCCATTTGACACTTGCGTCAGTGTATAAGTTATACTACACCTATAGATGTTTGCAAGACGTCATTCGTAGTCGCTGACGTCATAACTAGAAGGAGGTATGTATGCCTGAGACTGATAGCTGGTCTGTCTTCGCTGACACATCCAGCCCCCCGAAGTCGTCTGTCTCCGCTAATCGGCTTGAGCCATTGGCAGAAGAGTTCGACAGACTAACCAAAGAGCGTGACGCGCTCGATGAACGCATAGGCCAACTCGAAAATGAGATCGCCTACCTTTTCCCAGAGGAAGCGGGTGAGATTGCCCAATCCACAGACAGGTTCGAGGTCGTGGTTACACGATCTGAGCGTTGGACGTGGAACAAGGAAGCACTCGAAAAGCAGTTTGGGGAAGGACAACTGCCAGACCATGTGAAGCGTAGTCTGACTGTTGATAAGCGTAAGTTCCAAAAGCTACCGCAACATGAGCAAGAGCCTTTGCGATACGCGCTTACCCGAAAACTCGACCGACCAAAGATAAAGGTGATCCCAAATGTTTAAGACTATGAGTACATCGGACGTCGCACGCGACGAGCCGACCAAGACTTTGCTGTATGCCCACCATGGCTACGGCAAAACCTATCAATGTCGCTACTACCAGAAGCGTTATGGCAAGGGATTGATCATATCTGGTGAAGCGGGGCTAAAGTCTATCGAAGACGTAGCCATTGATTACCTGCCCTTCTCCTCATGGGATGGCAAGCATAACCCAGACGACGGTGTCTATTCGTTCCGTGGTATCTGGAAGATGATTGACAGCCCTGAGTTCAAGGAAGCAGGGTTCAAGTGGATTGCAATCGACAGTCTGACTGAGATGTCTGAGCGTCTGATTGAACACTTGGAAAAGGAACACGAAGGGAACAAGAACGGTTTCCAACTGTGGGGTGATTACAACCGCATTATGTTGGGTGCCTTGAAGACCATTCGTGACCTGCCTTTGCATGTCTATGTGACGTGTCTGGCAAAAGAAGAGAAGGATGCAAATGACGTCACTCACTATTGGCCGTTGGTCAAGGGTGGCTCTGTATCCAAACACGTACCTGCCCTGTTCGACCACGTGCTTTGTGGTGTTCGAGTGACAGACACGAATGACCAAGGGAAACCAAAGGTCACTCGGTACATTGTCACAGACGAAGTGTCTGGTTGGCATGGCAAAACACGTGATCCACGCAACCGTCTGAAGCCATTTGAGAAGTGCGAAGACGTAACAGAACTCTTAAACCGAATGGTCGGTGAGGAAGAAGGAGAAAGTAAATGAGTGATTGGAATGGTTTTGGGTCATTAGACCTGTCCAATGTAGAAGCCAGTGGTGGTAGCACACGTCTGCAACCCGGCACATATACCGTGAAATGTTCGGAAGCAAAGGTCGAGCAGATCGGTAGCACAAACAACCGCAAATTGGTTGCAGACTTTGTAGATGTAGATGGATCAGGCGACATCCGCGTGAACTTCAACATCCTGCACTCAAGCGATATGGCGCAAGAGATTGGCAGACGTCAGTTGAAGTCGTTCTTGGTTGCCGCAAATCACCCCAACCCAGACAAGCCGGGCGACGTTGATAAGCTGAAAGGTCTTCAGTGCAAGATCATCGTTGGCATGGGCAAGCCATGGAAGGGTGATGATGGCGTTGAGCGTCAGTCAAGTGAGGTCAAGAAGTT